GCTCATCAGAATGCCGCCACACCGCCGGAGGGCATCGTAAGCAGCCCGCACCAATGCGAAAGACGGCAGCCGCCGCCATTCCCACCAAGCCGCCCCAACCATCACGGGCAGGCAACCGGCCGCGCCGTAGGCCATCCAGATCCCCCGCGGAACCCCGGCCATGCGCAGGACCAGCACCGCCGCACCCCAGACGAACGCCCACAAGGCCAGAGCGAACAGCACCCGCCGGAGCAGATAGACCGCCGCCAGTCTGCGGTGAAACGCTCGCAACGTCCTGGCATGATCGCTCTGCATGATCGGCACCGTGACCCTTCACCGGCACGATCCCCGGCGTTTCCCCCTCGTCCCGGCTTTCTGCGGTACGTCTAAACCGGACAAGCGCTCATGTCACGTAGAATATCAGGGCAGCGTTCGAATGCTGAAGCCGGGTCGGAATCCGCCCGCCGCGCACCCGGCCGATCACCGGCGGGCCCTCACAGGCCCCGTTCGTTGCCCGGAGACCTCGGGAGCTCCGCGCAGGCGGGACCGGCGGCGGCCCAGGAACGGAGAGGATCGGGCCCGCGGGACAAGTCCCGGCATGCAGCGGTCGGTAATAGTGCGAAAATCGTGGGACAGGGGGAAGAAATTCTGGGACATGTAAAAAAGTCCGACAGGCCGGGCCAGGGCCGGGAGGCGGCCGAGGGGCGGCATGACGCCGGCCGCCCCAGCCACTGGCTATAAGGTGGCCTAATGGCGCGACGCTGCCGGTGGCGAGGGCAGGTCGGCCCCAGGAGCCATGGGCTGCAGGCATCCGAGAATCACTTCGCTCGCGACCCGGGCCATGTATTAGTGTAATCTTGGAAGGTCCAGGGGCCTGCCTGGGCGCCGTCCCAGGCTCGGGCCCATATGCGGCGGCTCAGGTGGATGGTGAGCTGGACAGGCGAGCCGGCCGTGGTCCAAGCGGCTGGCGGATCGGATCCCGGCCGTGTGACGGCGTACTGGACCATGCTGGCGCCTTGGGCCGCGATGGAGATATCGCGCAACCCGACGAAATACGGGTTCTTCGGCTGGATGTCCACGCCCAGTGGCCCCGACGATGAGCCGCCAGATGGCGGCAAGAAGATTGATCTGCTGGTCGCGACATACGCGCCGGCCGCGTCCCACACGGCGAGCCAGAGGGTGTAATACTGCGGCGATGATGTCTGGGGGCCGAAGGTGAGCGGCCCTGACAGGAGGTCAGCCAGGCTGACGGCGGCCGATGGGTGGATGGGCTCGTCGAGGATGGTGGCGCGGCTGCCCGTCTGCTCATCGACGTACCAGAGGGCGATGCGGCGGATGTCGCCGTCGGGGTCGGTGATGTCCGCGTCCGGCGAGAGCTGGCCGCTGTCAGGCAAGGTGTGGGGACTGGAGGCCGGGGTGAGCCAGGTGATGGTGGGGCGGATGTTGTAGCTCGGCGGCATCACGATGGTACGCTGCGGGACGGGGGTAGAGGCATCCGCCGCATAGTCGCTGAAGGCAGTCAGTCGGAGGTACAGGATAGTGCCATCGAGGATGCTCTGCAGGATGGTGTCATGCGTGAAAGGCTGGAGGAGCGCGCCCGGGATGAGCCAACCGACGGTGTCTGCGTAGGCCCAATTGCGGGCGCTGGTGCCTTTCCGGCCGCGCCAGGCCAGCAGGTCCCAGCTGGAGCCCGCTGGTGACGCGGTCCGGATGCTGAGGATCTCCACCACCGGGCTGCCGTCAGCATCGATCGCCACGCGGTCGGTGCCAGCTGCCAGTTTGGCCAGGACCAAGAGGAGACGGTCATCCATGGCGCCGAGGTCCTCACCGGGCGCGAGCTGCGGGTACCAGTCGTCGGGGCCGGATGGGATGGAGATGGCCAGCGCGTCGTCGTCGGCAGCAAAGTCGTACTCCAGTGAGCATGGCTGTGCCCAGGAGTATGAGATGCCCAGCGGCGTGAAGTCGCCATTCGGATCGGTGCCCAGGTGGATGGCGTAGCCGATGGCATCTGGCTGCGGTCTGGCGGCGAGGATGGCGATGGCGGGCTGATGGCCGGTGGCGTCGCTGGATAGCGGGATGACGATGGCCTGTGTGATGGGCGCGCAGGATGCTGCTGCGGGGGCCGGGGGCGGCTCGGGGTTGGCGTATGGGACGATGTCTGCGGCGGGGTCGATGTCGGCCTCGATGGAGATGGGGCCGGCGGGTGGCCTGGAGAGTTTGCGGATACGGCAGAGGGCCAGGAAGCCAGTTCCACCGGGCTCCGGCTCGAGGTCGATCCAGCATGTGGCGCCCGGAGTGAGCTGGGCGGCATGCGCGCGCAGGATGGCCGCCGATACGCCGGCCTGCGGCCTGGCGGTGTCTCTGGCATACTCGGCCAGGATGGCGCGTGCATGTGGGCCGGTCATGACATCCGGGGCATCAATGGTGATGCGGTGCTCTTCTGCGCGTCTGTCCTGTGCGCCCAGGTTGTCCAGGCGTTCGGAGGTGGTTTTCCACCCCCGGTCGCGGTCGGTATAGGTGATGACCCAGCCTGTCGGGACGCCTCCCGGGCCGGCGATGGATATGGATGGCGGCTCCGTGAGGTGCGTATAATCGAATGTGGGGCTGGCAGGGTCTGGCTGGCCCGGCTTGCGGATGCGGATGGCGAGGGTGCCCTGGGCCGTCCAGTAGAGCGTGGCACGGCAGTAGTGTAGGAGCCTGGCGATGATAGAGCGGGCGTTTGTTTGGCCGGTCAGTAGCGGGGCCACGAAGGATGTGAGTGCGCCAGCATGCGCTTCCGCGGCGGCCGTCTGCCAGGAGGCTGCGTCGAGCATGGGTTCCGGCCATGCGAGGCCCCAATGGCTGAGCAGGAGCTCGGCGATGATGGCGATGGGATTGGCGCGACCGTCCACGAGGACATTGTATGCGGCCGGCACGATGGTGATGGGGACTTGCGGCAGGCGGGCCGCGACGACCTGGATGTTAGGTGGGCCGCCGCGATATGCGCCGAAGCGGAAATAGCGGAAGGCCAGCCATGCGCAATGGCGGTAGTTGGCCTGTGGCAGCCATGCCGGACCGATTTGTGTGGCGGTGCCCCAGTGAATGATGGCGGTGCCGCCCTTGGGCCCGAACCATTGTGGGTCGATCGCCGATGTGATGTCGGTGGAGTCGCCGGCGGCATCTAGTCCATCCGGCCATGAGACGACGAGCTCGCCGTCGGCCCAGATCTGATAGAGCTTGGCAATCGGCCCGGCGCAGATCAGTGCGCCGAAGGTGCCATAGTAGGTGCGGATCGTGGCTGCGTCTCCGCCCTTGCCCATGTCATTTACCTTTCTTGCCGCCGACCTCCTGCTCGACCACCAGGATTTCGACGGCCGGCGTGAGGTAGTGTGCGCCGATCATACGCATGCCGGCGAGGTAGGGGACAGGCACGGCTTCCTGCGCAGTGCCCCAGAGATCGGGGCTCATGTCGGGGATATCGGGCTCGGGTACATCCGCGGTCTTCATGGCTGCAAGTGGTCGTGGGGCGCGATGAGGAGGCGCGGCCGCCAGGCGGCCTCGATGCGGCGGCGCCACTGCTCAGGGAGGGCCGGCATGATCTGACAGCCGATGCGGTCCACGGCATGGATGTATCCGCTGGGGATGCATAGGATGAGGTGATGGATGCAGCGTCCGATGCGCGCGCCGAGGACATCGCCGGGGCGATGGAGGCCGGGCTGGATGTCCGCGAACCACTGGGCGCCAGGGCCGGAGAACCATTCGGCGATCAGGCTGCGGTCCGAGTAGAGGCCATGGCGCAGTGGGCCTTCGGGCAGCTCGAGCTCCTGTGGGAGGAGGCCGGCTGAGCGGAGGATCTCGGCGACCAGCCCGTGGCACGTCGCGCGGACGCCGGGCACCGGCTTGCCCGGACCAAAAGGTGTGCCGACCCAGCGCCGTGCTGCCGCATCCATCAGTGTGAGCTGCGTGATCATTTCTTCCCGCCGGTATGGATGGTCTGGGTGGTGACGCGGAGAGACGGATTGAGCGCGGGCAGATAGGGGAATCCGCCGAAATTGGCCCAGTTATCGAATTTCCCCGTCGGATTGGAGGCCGCATCGTAGGCCTGGCAGGTGCTCGGCAGGCCGTCGCAATTGGGCAGGAGCGTGATGGTCTCGCCCGCGGCCAGGGGCTCCTCGGGCGGCGAGAGTAGGGACAGGGTGATCTGGCCGCCGGCAAGCGCCGCGCTGTCGGCGATGATGATTTGTTCGCCGGATGAGCGCTCGAGCATGCCCCAGGCGAACCAGTGCTCGAATCCGAATCCGGCCGGTAATCCACCCGGGCGGGTGATGGAGCCGATGGTGACCTGCGGGCCTGAGGCCGAGACAACGGAGGCCGTGAATATCCATGCGCAGCGCGACAGACCGCAGAGGCTGTCGAAGAGCCTGTGATTGCAGCCGCGCTGGATGAGCAGGCGCGGGATGTGGCGGCCGAGTGTGGCGTGGAGGGGCTCGGCTTGCACGGTGGCGATGGGGCCGTCCCAGGTGATGGCCGTGATGGTGCCCTGCCAGATGGTCTGCACGTTGGTCGCATTAGCGCCGTCTGGATTGCATTCGCGGATGACAAGCCTGGCATCGAGGAGCGCGCCAGGCCGCCAGAGGTCGAGCCAGTCGGCGCCGCTGGCACCGGCGCGGCGCATACGGAGAGAGAGTGCGTCATCTTGGAGGTCGGAGGATTGGATGATGGTGGGCGGCTCGGTCGGGCGTGATGGATAGGTCTGTGCGGCCCAGGAGAGGTCGGCCTCCCAGTCCGTCCATCGCCAGGTGATGCCTCTGATGGTGACTTCATAGAGACGGGCAATGGGCGTGACATGGCCGATGTGGGTGCCGCGTGTCCAGCCAGGAGGCTGGGCGGCGTATTCTGGCGGCAGCTCGGTCCAGCGCGTGGACATCTCGGCATAGCCGGGCCAGATGCGGATGGACACGTCTCCATCGGCCCGGCAGAGGATGGCGCGGTGGACGGAGCAAGTGGCCGACGCGATGGCGGATGACAGCGACGGCGAGATGGTGACGGTATCGCCCGCGCGTGCGGTGACGCGGTGGGCCGAGTATCCATCCGGCGTGAGCACAGCGATCCATGGATGGGTGTCTGTCCATTCGGCCGGGGAGATATCGATGGAAGAGGCACCCTGAGCAGCCGCGGCCAGCAATGATGCGCGGTGGGATGGGTCTGGGATCCATACATAGTCGCCGGCATGATGCCAGAGCCAGGTCATGGCTGCGGCGGGCTCCGGGAGGATGACGCTGCCGAGCTCGATGAGGCGCCATGGGGCATGTGGATAAGTGGCGGAGGTGGCGTCACGATGATCGCCGAGCTGATGGAGCCTGATCGATGAGACAATGCGCATGCGCGATGGCAACAGGTGCCAGGGCCAGATGGAGACTTGCGTGCCATCGGGCAGATCGGGGCCCGGAGATGGCGCCGGGGCGGGCGGAGACCAGGCATAGGCCAGCGGGCCATCCTCTGCGATATCCCAGGAGATGGAAATGGCGTCGCCGGCGATGGCGATGTCAGGAATGCGGGAGAGACGGCCCACGATGGCAGGCGCGCGGTGCTGCCAGGAGTCCGGGTCAGGCGGGTTGACTGTGGCGGTCTGTTCGTCCCAGCAGAGGATGAGCGAGCCGGACCATGGGGTGGTATCATCCAGCCATGGCCAGAGCGGGATGATCACATGGTCATCCGTGATGCCCGTGAGTGCGGATGGGAGGTCATCGAGGGCCGCGGCGGTGCTGGTCCATCGGATGCGGAGCCTGGGCGCAGCGGCCGCAAGGCGCCGTGCCTCGCGCTCGGCGAGCGACCGCTCGCTCGCCTGTGGCGCCATGATGCTGAGTTCGACCGGCGACGAGCCATCAGGCGGCTCGATGATCGCCCACGCCGTCTCACCGCCGGGTAATGTGACATTGCGGATCATGGCCCTACGTCAGATGATGCGGCGGCGAAATGCATCCACCGCAATGGCCTCGATATCGTCGCGCGAGGCGCGCACCCAGGCTTCGCGGTCGAAATAGATGTGGATGCGCGGCTCCATGCGCGGCATGTTCTGCGGGCCGGCCTGGATGGCGGCCATGACATCATGCCCCCATGCGCGGACGGCCGATGCGGGCATGACCCATTCGCCGGCATGTACGATGCCCGCGGGCCGATTGTCGGGGCCCGCTCCGGTGTAGCCGCCGCTCTGATAGCCCGGGAGGGCGACTGCGCTGAGTGCGGCCATGACTGGCGCGGTGCTGGCGGCGGCATTGGTCAGTGCCGCGGCCCCGGCGATGGCCGCGCCGCCCATGGTGGCCGTGCTGGCGGCGATGGCGGCCGGCGTCCATTGCGCCGCCGCAGCAGCGGCGGCTGGCGCCGCGGTGGCGAGCGCACCGGCCAGCAGGGAGCGGCCGACCGTGGCGACGAGGAGCTGGGTGGCGACCCAGCGCACGCCAATCTGGACGATGCTGTGGACGATGTGCTGGAGGATGCCCAGGCCAATTTGCGAGAGGGCCTGGGCCCATGTGCGTGTACCGACGATGAGGCCGGTGATGCCATCGGAGATGGACGCGATGGCGGATTCCCATGCGGAGCGGAACGCGCCGGCCATCTGGGCGGCGAGTCCGCCCCAAGCATCCACGATGTCTATCATGGCTGCGCGGAAGGTTTGTGCCCAGGAGAGGGGGTCGGGTCCGAGCAGCTCCGGTTGGACGCCGAGGCGGGCCATTTCCTGGCGGCGGCGCAGGTCCGTGATGTCCCAGCGCGACTGGATGATCGCCAGCTCTTCCTGCCTGAGCTGAATGAGGGCGCGCATGCGCTCGATATCGGGCTCCATGATTTTCTGGCGCCGCTGCTCCTCGGTGATGAGACCCTCGCGCAGGAGGTCCGTGTAGAGGGCGACCAGGTCCTTGTGCTGCGTCTCGATTTGGAGCCTGCGCGTTTCGAGCGGGATGTAGGCATGCAGGAAGGACAGCGTGGTGGCCGAATATTCGCGTTGGAAGCGGAGGGCCTGCTCGCGTTGCTGGGGTATCTTCGCCCGCTCCTGATCGCGTCGCGCTTTTTCCTCGTTCAATCTACGCAGCCGGTCATCGAGTATTTGAGAGAGTTCCTCCGCGTCGGCGATGTCTGTCTCGTATCGCCCCAGGATGCTGGATGCCAGCATGCCCACAGCTGCGGCCGCGGCGACAAAGGCGCCCATGCGGACGGCTGCTGCCGCCAAGGAGATGCCTGCGGCCTCGGCGGCGTATTTGAGCGAGTTGACGGCGTTCGTCGCGGCCATGGATGCGATGGTGATCTGCTGCATGCGCTCGCCGCCGAATACCATCAGGACCACGGAGGCTGCCTGCGCGCTGTTATAGAGGCCGGAGACCGATTTTTGCAGCGATTGGATAGCCGCTGTGGATGTGCGCGTGGTGGTGGCTACGCGCTGGACAGCCTGGTTGACCCGCTCGATCTGATCGGCGGTTTCGCGTGTGCCGCGCGCGGTGACCTCGATGCCGAGTGTGGCGGTGGTGATGGGCATGTCAGTCTCCCATGGCGTCGAGGAATCTACGCCATGCCTGGCCGCCCGCTTGTGCGGCTGCGACCGCGGCGCCGGTAAGCGTGGCCAGTTGACGCTGGTGTCTGGCCGCGGCTGCGAGGATGCATTCGAGTTGCTCGAGGGACAGTTCCATGACCTCGTTCCATGTCATGCCCGTGATGGCGGCCGCTGCGGCGACGAGCTCTGCGAGATGGCATTGGCCAGGATCTCGCGCGCGAGCTCTGGCGGAAGGGCTGCGATGGCCTCCATATTTGTGCGCGCGGCCTCCGCGATGCGCGCCTGTCGGCGCGCCGACCATGCGAAAAAACCGCGGGCGTTGACGTCGCGGATGGCCGCCATGAGTTGCTCGAAGGAATCGGGTGCGAGCTCGAGCACCTGGTCCCGCGACCACCCGGTGCATACGGCTGCGAGAGAGAATTCATCATCCAGTGCGGCCCATGCGCGGTCATAGTCGCGCAGTGGCAGTGGTCGCAGATCGATCTCGCATGGCGCGCCATCGGCACGCGCGAGTGTCAGCCTGCGGGGCCAGAGGGTATCCTCGTTCGCGTTCATGGATGCGAGAAGGTGGCTTCGATGGATCGTATCGGCCTTACGTGGAGCTGATCCGCTGGCTCCCTGTCGCACCCGCAACAGGTTAATCCTCCGGGGGTTGCCACCGGTTGCCATCGATCATGTGACAGTTTTGATCGTTTCATTTTCGTTCCCCGAACTATCCGGCTGAAAGTCACCACAACGCCTCAAACCGTCTCGGGCGTTCATAGGCCTGCAACGAATACACGCGCATGCCAGCTGTAACGCCAGCCGCTGTCGCTGTATACGTCACGGTAGGCGTCGCTCCAGCGTCGTCCCAGTTCTGTGGCATGTATACTGAAATATCATCCACAGAGTATACCTTGATGCCGTTTATCCACCAATCCACACCGGTGGCTCCGGTTGGATTGTCCTTAAATGTCAAGGCAAGGCTGTATTCACCCCCGTAGTTGGTAGATGCTGGTATGCCAAGGTTCACATACGACGCTGTCTGGTTGCCCGGCGCGCCGTCATGCATCCACACTTTCCAGATGCCTTCATCCAGCACAAATCCAAGCCGCGATGAGGTTAATGTTCCACCATTTTGCGGAACGTCAGATAGTGGTGATGATCCGGTTACTGCGAGAGCAATTCTTACGTTGTTTGTGTGGTTAAGCCCAACGTTCCAGACCACGGCATACGTTCCTTTTGTGTGATTTTTGATGTTGTGAGAATGCATGTAACCAACGCTTGGGGCTGATCCATTCGTCCAGATGCAAATCGACCATGCGTAGTAATCCCCCAATGTGTTGGTTTTAACTGGCGTACCGTTGCCGCCGCTTAAATTCAGAGTAGTGTAGTCGCTGCTTAGGGTGTTCCCTGTATTTTGAACGCGCCAGATCTGGTGGCTGCCCCATCCGACTGGGGATTGCCAAAAGAAAGGCAGCCATGCGCTCGCACGGTTGCCAGACTGATCAACCCCGATGCTGGCAATGCCGTAGAACGGCTCGGCCGGCTGTGCGTTGGTCGTCGGTTGGACGACCGTGTTCGCCTCGTTCGCCAGTCGCCAGCCGCCCGAGTCCCAAACGAGCTCGTACACCTCCCGGGCGCCGACTGGTAGCGCGTTGATGTCGTTGGTGAGATGCCGCATGACGGCCGTGTAATAGTGGAACGAATTGGCGCCCAGCACGATACTGGCAGAGTTCAACTTTTGCAAAAGCCACACCATCCTGTCGCCGCTGACACGCGGGGACAAGCCGGGCTCTTCAATCGAGGTTTCCCCCTGCAACGCAATCGTCACCACATACGTGCGCGGCAACCTGGCCGGCAAACCAAGCGATTGCAGGTCCATTTTCAGCGACCCTGCGTCACTGTAGGCATTTGTCAACGCAACCGTCTGACCGCCACCGCCACCACCGGATACCGTCGCCGGCACCCACGACGAACCGTTCCACTGCGGGACCTGCCCCGCAGCAGCTCCGGATTGAGACAAGGCACTCAACGGAACACTTGCTGGCAGGTAACTGTCGTCCGTCCGGGTCAATGCCACGGCAAGATCCACAGGGCCGCCGTCAGGACGCTTGTTGTTAATCCAGCGCTGTGCCCCGTACGATGGCGTGCCACTGGCAACAGTCACACCACCACCGCCAATCACGTTGTCGCGAATTTCGTTACCTTGTACCTCGGTGCCATACAAGGCCAGGCCGCTGTAAAAGGCGTTCGCTGACACGACGTGATTGGAGCCCGCGAGCCAGAACGGTCCGAGATTGCTCGAAATGACGTTACCTGTGACCACCGCATTGGTGGTCGCCTGCCAGAGCCGTAACGAGGGATTGGAGCTGGAAGCTTGCCGTCTGAAATGGTTCCCGGAAATCAAGAAAGGCCCGGGGCCAACAAACTCCGGACCGTAAGCGTATACAGAAAAAGTGTTGTTTCGTACTGTAATGTCTCGCGACTCACCCTGCACGCGCATCGATGGACTGGCCTGAATGTAATTGCCCTCCACCACAACGTTGGTGACAGACCGCAGAAAAACGCCCTCGTAACCGTTCACATGCAGGCCGCTGATCCGAATGTCATACGCCTCAAACCCCAACACAGGATAGTAGGCATGCACAAACCCACCATCGATCCAGACATCCGTTGTAGGGCTGTACAGCTGGGTTGCACCAAAATACCTGCGGCCCAACCATATCCCGACCGTATTCGCCACCGGCCCAAACCCGGGCTCATACCGAACAACCACGTCTGACAACCGGACACCTGACAACCCACCCGCAAGCATAATGTTCGTGGTGACAACACCGGGCTTCGGCACAACCGTGACCCCGTCAATCACGATGTTCTTCGCACCAGCCACGTCCAACGCAACATAGTTGGAAGCCAACAACAGCCCGTTGATCTGCGCGTTGAACACATCATGTAACACAAACCCGCCGTTGTCGGCATTCGGCGATCCGACCAACCAACCGCAGTTGTAAACACGCAACGACGACGCCACAATGTTTGTGCAGTTGCCGCCAAAACCAAACCCGGTTTCACCAGAGTTCAACGCTTCACAGTCCACGAACACCGAGTTCTTCACATTGTCGATGTCGAATGCGTCATTCGCCACGTTCTGCACGCGGACACGCGTTGCAACCAAGCGATCAGAACCTTCCACGCTGTAACCGTCATCCTCATTGTATGCGGTCCACGTCGTCGTGATTCCCCTCGCCTCGCGGTTACCATCGAACGTGAGATCGGAAACAATCACCTCTGACACGTTGATGTGCTCCAACATGATCACGCCTTGAGGGGCGAGCGTCGTTGTCAGTGTGGGCACGACTTTGATGATTGAAAGATTACGCCCGGCGCCGCGCAGCTCAATCCTGCCGACATTCGTAATGATCAATGAGGCCGGCGTGCCATTTCCATTCACCCAACCAGCATCGTTGGTGCTCACCATGTATGTGCCGGGCGGGAACCACACAATCCCACCGCCGGCAGCACGCGCAGCTTCAATCGCAGATTGGATCGCGTACGTGTCATCAGTCACACCGTCACCCTGCGCCCCATAGGACTTCACATCAAAGAAACCCAGATTCACCGGATTTACAGACGCTGGAACCCATTGCGTTCCATCCCATTGCGGTACCTGCCCCAGTGCTGCCCCCGATTGCGCCAGCCCGGAAAGCGGAATGTTAGTGACGCCAATCCCGTTGCCGTGAATCACGCCTTTGACCTCCAAAGAGTTCGTGACAACGGCAGATGGCATCTCAATCTGGCCGTCAACACGAATGCTGAGAGCGTTCGTAATGTAAAGCCTTTCAGTGCCCACATTGATGAAGCTATCGCTATCTGAGTTGCCGAAATCAAGAAATCCCTCCGACAGCCTCGTGGCAGTGCCTACGCGCAATGAATTCAATGCGCTGACGTAATCTGTGGCCTGAACACGAGGAGCCGACACAGTACCTTGAGCGGAGAGGTTTCCTGAGAAAGACCCGCTCTGGGCGGTTAGCTGACCCGATGCGATGACGTCGCCAGATGTCTGTATGAAGTCATCAGCGGTTAGGCTAGATACCGAGAGTTCATCTGGGAGAGAAACAGTATACAGCGTACCGTTCGCTGTTACGTTTGTTGCCACAGCAATGTTCTGCCCGGCTGCAACAAACTCTGACACACCTCCGCCTCCAGAGCCCTGCAGATCATAACCAGGCGCCCATTGTGTCCCGGTCCATTTGAGGACCTGCCCGGCAGTAGCCCCACTCTGTGCAATACCGGATGGCTGAATATTTGTAATACCGGCACCGTTCCCGATTATCGAGGCCCCAGAACCTGCGCCAGTGCCCACAACAAGATTGGACCACACCGTCAAGCTGCCGTAGAGGTCCCCACCATCCGCGGCCAGAAGCTCTCCGGATCGCGCCATCGCCGTCTTGCCCCGCTCGACACCGACAATCTCCGGAATCGTCAGGGTCGTCGTCGACCACGGCGGTCCATCGCCGCTCAATACCACAAGCCGAAAGCCATAAATCGCCGTCGAGGTAAGCGATGTTGGTCTCGCGGCAAATCCAAGCGGTTGAAGGTCGGTCACATTTTGCCTGTCGACAATTGTCACCCAACCCGAGGACGTCAGGATCTGGAAGACCCAAGACTTCAATGTGCTCGTTGTCCAAGTTCCGCGATGCCCGGGCAATATGAACCCAAAATACTGTGAAACTGTTGCTATAGCCGCTGTGTTCGTAACTTCCACGTGAAGCGGCAATGACGTCACAGGGACACTGAGAGTGTTATCCACAACTCCGTCAAAAAGAGCAGCAAGTGAAGAGGCCGAAATCTGGCCGGACGAATTCGTCGCGTACACCCACGAATACCGTCTATCCGCGCGGAACAGCTTGTTGTTCGGAGCTTCAACCGTGTACGGCAGCGTCCCAAACAGCCAGTTACCGCCAAGATCGGAAGCGATTGTCGTGTCCACAGGATCGTTGCCAGAAACGCGCGCGCCGCTAAATGACGGCCACAGCAGCGAATTCATTCTGGTAACGCCGGCCAGAACAGCGCCGTTGGAACTCACAAGCTCGCCGGACGTCGAACCAATGGACACGTCACCGTAGGCATTCGACACGCGCCATGAGGTCTTTTCCAGCGAAGACACAACAACCTTGGCACCGGTGTAGGGCGCGATCGGATTTGTCACAACGACAGGGTCCAACAAACTAATCCCGTAAGCAGACGTGTCAGTGAAAGCAATACGTATGGCCTGCGACGAGCTCGTGTTGTTTTCCACGAGAACATCGATGTATGCTTTCCCGCTGCTACTGCTAGGTGGATAAACCAACCGCACCGCAGACACAATCTGTGGTGAATTGTAGGCAGAACCAAAAACCTGAACAACCGGTGAGCGCGACAGGTTCTGCCACATGCCGTTCACCACAACCGTGTACAGGCCGTGGTTGCCGGATGTCCCCCACCAAAGGCGAAACTCGCCGTCATACAATCTGGCCACAGAATCAACCGTTTCTGCAATGCGGATCCAATTCGTAGAGTACGCCGGAGCGGTGTACGTTTTCTTAAATACATTGGATCGCAACCCGACAACCAGATTTTCGCCAACGACAAGATTACTGCGCACCTGGGCCTGACCCGCAACATCAAGTCTGTATTCAAGGTTGACGTTCGTGTTGTTGACATTCAGAAAATCCGCCCACAAGAATCCGGAATCTTCCACAACACCGGGGTCACCAGTGCCCCATGCAAATTCCGCGGAGCCCATTACCCAGGGCTCGTAAACGCCGTTCCATGTCCAACTCCGGCCCTGTGCACCATAGTAAAACAGCATGCGCCCGCCAATCGCGTTCCATGTGGTGCGCGTATGATCGTCTGTGAATACACCAATCACATCGAGATTGCGATTGTCCCAATTGTTCGCCCGCGTGCCCATGACAGTCCCATGAAACACCGCATTTGTTAGCCATGGATTGTCCGCATTCCACAAGCCAAGGCCAGCTTCCTCCGTTCCAACTGAATAGAAAGGCAAAATCGCCCAGTAAGACCCGCGCATCGGCAAAACAACACCATTAAACACCCCATGGCCATACCGTGTCGGAGTGCTAATGACGGGCTCCGGATGCGCGTACCACGTCACATTATCAGCGGACCATAAGATGCCTATACGCCGGCCATTGGAATCAGGCGAGACTGTAGTGTGATAAAGGAAATTAGTGCCACCCACGCGCAGGACATTAACAGGCTCTGTGTTTCCATACGACCAATGTCCAGGTAAGTTCAGGCGTTGTTGCTTGGTCCAATTCGTCCCGTCGGTCGACGATGCAAATGCAATCGCCCAAGAAGGCGTTCCGGGCGACAACCGGCTGAGGTAAGCCATCCACCATGTACCATTGCTTTCCAGCCAGACGACAGGCACACCACAAAAAATCTCGTTGGCAAAATCTCCACTACCACCGGGCAACACCACGTTCCCATGACGATCCCATGTCTTAGCATCAGTCGACACAAAAAGCGCAATGTGCTGATTTTGATCCGTTGTGGTGCTTCTTGACACGTACAAATGCCATTTTCCATTGACCGGATCCCAAACCACGGAAGGGAAAGTTAAAACGTCCTCATCCGCGGCATTTGTGAGAACAGGCCAATCAGACCGGTTGATCACCATCAGCCGATCCCGGGCAGTCAGATTGGTTAGCCCGGCGGCATCTCCGTAGAGCGTGCCGCGGACGTCCAGATTGCCCAGGTTGAGCAGGCTATGCCCGGCGGCATCGATGTCCTGTGCCCATGGTGTCTGCCCGCCCGCAGTGAGGACGTTGGGGTCGATGCTCACAGTGACGAGTGTCTGGTTGGTCTGCGCGAGGATGCCCCAGCCTGCGGCGAGACTGGTGAGCGGCAGATAGTAGGTGGTGACATTGGTCCGCAGGGAGGCGCAGTAGGCGAAGGTGTAGGTGCCGGGATTCTGCGGGACGGCGATTCTGATCGGCTTGCCGTATGGCCCGAACTCGGCAGTGTACCATCCGCCGACCAGATCGGCTGTGAATGTGCCATTGGTGCTCCAGACCGAGCGCGGGATGTCCAGGACGGTCTGGGTGCCGTCGAACAGCGGGGTGAGTTCGGGCCGGAAGGTGATGCGGATACTGAGGGGCTGGCCGGTGATGTCGCGGAGGTCGCCCGTGACCGTGGCGGCGTGTGCGGCCTGTAGTGCGCAGACCACGGGCATCATCAGGAGCAGACGTCGCATGCGCATGTGCGTCAGGCAATGGTGCCGGTGTTGAGGGTGCTGTGGAGGACGTCGGCGGTGTATTCCGGCATGATGAGTTCGCCGTTGCCGCCGCGCATGCCGCCGGTGACGCGGAGCCTGCACCAGACGGACAGCTGGATGATCTCGGCATCGTCCTGGTTATACGTGGTGATCTCAAGCCAGCCTTTGCGTGGGACGATGCCAAGCGGGGTGAATGATGTGCTCGACGTAGTGAGCTCTTCGGAGGTGCGGAAGAACAGCTCGAGCGCCTGTGGGGTGAGCTCATTTGTGGTGAGCCGGACCTGCAGGCCCTGTTTGACGGTGATGACGTCTTTCTTGAGGAGGCGCCCGGGGGAGGGGGCCCAGACGATTTTGTCCTCCTCATCGGTGATGGTCATTTCCCAGGTTTCGACTGTCCCGAGATCCAGCCAGCCGGTGTCCGTAGCGGCGGGCTTGGCGTTGGGGCCTGCGGTGCCGCCGGGAGCGGGGTCTGTGTAGGTGTCGCCCGCGCGGAAGAACCGCGCGTGCGCTGAGATGGACATGGGTGCGATGGTGAGTGCCATGTGTCAGTGGTCGTTATGCGCCGGCAGCGGACGGGCTCGCGGCGCGGGTGATCTGTGGTGTCTGAGTCATCGAGTCGTGTGCGAGCGTCAGCAGGAGTGAGATGGTCCAACCGGCGCGGCGAGGCCGGTCGGGCAGTTCGACTGAGAACGGGGTCATGCGTTCGGGCTGTGCGACCGGGTGCGGCGTATCGGCCGACAGCCGGCCGGTGACATGTGGGAGTGTGGCCTCGGCGAGCTCCAGGGCGTCGGGCGAGATGCCCGGCGCGCGGCGGATGTCGAGGGCCGAGCACCAGAGCTGCAGGGTGAATGCGCGCGCCCAGACGATGCGCGGGCCGGATGTGAGCGGCGACCATACGAACTCGCCGGGCGCGATGATGCACAGGCGCGGCGGATCGCCGATGACGTCGGCATGCGCCGGGGAGGGGTCGCTATTGACGAGCAGGAGGGCATGGAAGAGCGGCTCCGTGGTGTCGCGCCAGCGTGCGGCTTCGAGCCTGGCGCGGACGAGTGTGATGGCGTGTGAGATGGGGTGTGTCCAGGTATTATGCGGCATGAGCTGGCGTGATCAGAGCCTGGTGGGGATGGGCGGTTGGGCGCCCCAGAGCGGGCCTGGGTTGCCATCTTCTGGCTCGTCCTGGCGGGCGAGGTTGGGCCGGTGTCCTGCGGCGATGTCGCGGAGCTCGGCCATGGTGCTCTCGTACCATTGGGCGAGGCTCTCGGGGGCACCGCCTGCGAGGGTGAAGACCCGGTACAGCGCGATGGCCCGCAGCCAGCCGCGTCGCCGTACCGGGTCGACCTGCCACCCCCGTGTGAGGCCGTCGACCTCGGCCTCAGCTTCGGCGAGGATCTGTTCGAGGGCATCGGGCTGCTCCGGCGTGCTGAGTGCGGCGCGGAGTTGCTCGATGCGCTCCGGGTCCAGGCCCAGTTGTTCGGGCGTGATGCTCATGCGGCCCAGGTGGTCGAGTCCACGGCGATGAAGGCGCGCAGGGTGCGCGCCGTGACGTCGATGCTGGCGTTTGTGGTGCCATCGTTGATGTCCCCGCCGGCATGCGGATAGACCTTGAGCGCGTTGGTGGCCGCGGAGCTGTAGACCCAGACGATCTGACCGGGTCGAGCCGGCTTGGGCAGGCGGACACCGTTGGTGCCAGATGCGCCGGTGACGATGTTGACCGGCGCCGTGAGTGGGGCGGCGCCCGACTGGGTGGAGCCGGCGGCAGCGACGGTGCCCACGTCGAGGTGGACCGCCTTGCCGCCGACCCCAAGGATCAGGCCCGCGAGAGTGGATCGGATACCCGGGATCATGGCGCGTGGGATCAGGCGCTGACGATGCGGACGCCGCAGTTGAGGATGCCGCGCGCGACGCCGTAGAGGACGTCGAGCCGCATGTTGATGGCGCGGGTCTGTTGGGAGACCCAGCGATCCGAGAGCACCGACAGGCCGCTGACGGGGTCGGTGATGACCTGGAGTTGGCCGGGGTAGCCGGCGCCGACGAGCGTGGCGGGGTCGTCGGCCACGCGGGTGACCAGCAGGAGCGCCGAGCGCTGGAAGAAGAAACCGACCAGGTTGCCGGTGGTGGGCAGGGCCGGGTATTCCCAGATTTCCTCGAAGCCCTTTATCCGGCTCCATCGCCCGTAGGCGCTGCGATTGTCGCCGTCGAGATACTCCATGACGACCTGGTCGTTGGCGAGGGCCTCGGCGAGATCGCTGTTGATCCAGCCGTAGCGGCCGAAGTCCGGCGCGCCGGCGGTGTTGAGCGCCTTGGCAGCGGCGGTCACGGTGGAGAAGGAGGCGCCGGCCGGTGCCTGGGTGATGGCGGAGGTATACGCGGTGGTGATGAGGGCCGCCACAGCATCCACGAGTGCGTTGCCGATGGCGACGGCCTGGGCCTCGGCGTGCTCGGCTACCAGGTCGCGCGCGGTGCCGAGGTACTCGGCCGCGGTGAAACTGTATTGCACCTGCTTGTGCTGGTCCAGGGCCACGGTGTAGTCAGTGTCGGCCGTGTCGCTCGCAGTGGTGGAGCCGAAGTCGACGACCTGGGGCAGGCCGACGGCGCGGGTGTAAATGGTCTGGCCCTTGCGCGCCGGCTGGTCGCTGAAGTCCGTGGTGACGTTGCGCAACATGGGCCTGCGGGAGACCACGAGGTCCAGGATGCGCTGTGCGATGATGTTGCCGACCAGCGTGCCGAGTACATTGGCAGCCTCGACCGGGTGCCGCTCCCATGGGATACGTTCGCCTTTGTCGAGCAGCGGCTTGATCTCCTTGTGGTAGATCCAGCCGCGGTCACGAGGCGTGCTGGCCGAGATGTAGCCGCGAAAGACGTCGGAGATGTCCGGCGTGACGATCTCGATGCGCGGGCGTCCGGCGGCCTGGGGCGCGGTGGTGGTGGTAGAACGGCCTGCCTGGAGGGCCGGCCGGCCGGGCAATCGGGCGAGCAGATCGGCATTGGCGGGATCCTCCAGGATGAGTTTCCGCCATCGTTCGATGGATGCCTCGTCCTTGGGCGCGATGGCGCCGCGCGCGATGGCGGCCTGGATGCAGGCATCGGCATCGCGTCGCTTGCGCGCTTCGAGCTCCTGCTCGAGTTTGGTCAATCGGTCGCGTGTGGTATTGAGCTCGGCCTGCGCTGCCTCGAGCGCGGCGCGAGTCTCGTCCGACTGGAGCCTGGCTTCCAGCTCCTGCTTTTGCGCCTCCAGCTCGGCGATGCGAGCCTGCAGCGCGGCGAGTTCAGTGTTGGTGGTCATAGATGGGTCCTGTGTTGCTCTGCTGGTCCAGATGGGTTGGATCGATGTGAAAGCCGGGTCGTTGACCAGGCCGCCGACATTGAGCGGCAATCCTGCGACATGGACCGTGCCATCGGGATCCTCGCGCGCGTACCAGCGCGGCGAGAACGCACGATAGGTGCGACCGAGGATGGCCTCGCGGCCGGCGGCGCTCCATTCGACGCGGATGTAGATGCCCGGCTCGGGTTGCTCGCGCCAGGCGGCCTCGACCGGCCAGCCGGCGGCAGCGCCGCCAGAGTGATCGAAATCGATGTAGGGTCGCTGGCGTCCGCGCAGCAACTCTGCCAGTGCAGCCTGGACGACCTCGGCGTCTTCTGGGCCGACATGTATGCGGCCGCGCCAGGGTTTGCCGGCCCGGTGCGCGGCGATCTCATGGACGCCGCCGGGCATCCACATGATCCAGTCCGGCACCAGACCTTCGGCCCACGGCAGGCTGATGCGGCCCTCGTAGAGGAGACCTGCTGCGGCATGATGAGACTGACGGGCGGCTGTCTGCTCCCAGATGCGCGAGCAGACGGCTGCGCGCTGCTGCTGGTCGGGGTATTCGGCGAGCATGAGCTCGTCGGACATGCAGCGGTGCATCCAATCGTCATGCGACTCGTCAGGCCTCGGTGCCGGCAAAGGCATCGTGCGCAGTGTAGGCCGGCGGGCGCCTGGCCGCGATGTACCGGGTACGACTTGCGCGGCTGCCATGGCCATAGCATGTCCAATGCCAGAAACTGCTGCGAAGTGCGTACCGGGTACGTCTTATCGGGGGAAAATGCGGACCGGCCAGCAATCGCTTTAAAAGGCGATATGAGCGGCTTTTTTCTCCGGCCGCTGTAGTGACATTCGCCGCGCAAAAAAATTCACGGCCGGTACCGGCCGTAAACGGCGCGGGCCCATTCCGCGGCTGGGTCTGAGGAGGCTGCCGGCGCCAGCGCCTGGAGGTCAGAATCGATAGGAGAGACTGCGTAAGCGGCAGCGCATGTTGCGGCCGTAGCGGATGACGGCGGGGTCGATGATGGCGCCGCCCAGATCGGCCGCTGCGGCGCGCAGGGCGAGGGCCAGCGCGGTGGCGCGGTCGGCGTGGCCGTCCGGCGTGTGCGGTGCGCGATAGGTGATCCCGCCGCCGGGCAGGACGACGCGGTAGATGGAATGGAGGTCCTCGCGGATGGTGCGATCGGCCGGGATGCGGATCTTGCGTTCTTCGGCGGCCATGCGGAGGCGGGAGAAGAGGTCGGCCTTGGTGGGGGCGCTGAAAGTGACCAGCTCGATGCGGCCGAACCGGTGGGCGTCGGGGTCCCAGCGGCCCCAGCGGTCGGCCAGGTAATCGCCCAGGCCGATGCCGGGGCCGGTGTAGTCGAGACAGACCCGCGCCGCGCGTTCGATGCGCGGGCTGAGGATTTCGACCTGCTGTGGTGTGGGCGTGCGGCTGAGGGTGAGGACTTCCCGGGTGTAGAGGACGTCGCCGAGGCGTTCCAGCGTCCAGGCCACGGTGAGGTCGTGGTGTCGGCCGAAGTCGACGCCGATGTACAGCGGTCCGCGGCCCGGGGGTGATGCGCCCCACCATTCGGGCGGCTGAGCCAGTGGCAGCTCGGGCGACTCGATCATGGCGATGAGGTCGTAGGGCAGCAGCACGGCTGCTGCGTCCAGGAATTCGCAGAGGTACTCTTGCGCCCAGCCTTCGGGATCGGCGAGGCCGGCGCGGAGTTCTTCGATGTCGACTGGCAGGCCCTCGCGGACAGCATCCTCGATGGTCACCCGGTGCTTGCTCCAGCCATCGGCGCGGAGCCAGAGCTCGGCGAATTTGTTGCCGAGGCCGTTTGGCGTGCTCACGATGCGGATTTTTTTCGCCCCGCGCAGCGGATTGGTAATGGATGGATAAATGGCGCGCCAGATGGCGTCCGGCTGCTCATGGAATGCAAACTCGTCCAGCACGAGATTGGCGCTGTAGCCGCGTGCGGTGTCGGGGTTGGCCGGGATGGCGATGATGCGGGATCCATTGGGCCAGGTGATTTCGGCGGCCTTGAGGATGGCTTCCGCATGCTCACGCTCCTCGGTATATCCGGCCAGTGCGATGCGGAATGCCTCGGCGTGTTCGCGGGCCTTGCGCATCCATTCCAGCGCCTGCCGTTCGCCGGCGCTGAGGCATACCCAGGTTGTGGTGCGCTCCAGGCAGTCGCGTACGGCCTCGAGTGCCGTGGCCCAGCTCTTGCCGGTCTGACGGGCCCAGAGCCCGAGTTTGAATCGGGCCTCGTCGTCTATCCATCGGCGCTGGTATGGCAGGCATTCGGCCAGGGGGGTGGCCACGCCGCGGCCGGGCGATGTGCCGCTGGCGGGTGCCGCGGCGTGGCGGTGTCCACTTGCGTCCTCCTGTGCGGGTGCAGGCGGTGAACCATGAAGCCCGCCTGCGTCTGTGGTGGGTGCGTGGGTCGCAACGCGGCGCCTGGCGGCGCCGGAAGATGCTGTCGCCGCGCCTGCGCGGCTGCGCGGGCTGGATGGGGCCTGGCTCGATTTGCGCGGCATGGTGGCATGTCAGGCGCGCCCGAAGATCTCGCGGATGCGCTGCTGACGCTCCTCGGGCGAGAGGGTGGCATCATCGAGCACGGCCTCGGCCTGCTCGGCCTGTGCTGCGCGCTGCTGGAGCAGTTCGAGTTTCTGCCGGTCGAGCTCGAGCTGGCGCCGCCGGAGGGCCAGGCTCTGGATGTGGACCCATGCGCGCGCGTCCTGGCTCTGCAGCGCCAACGCCGAAAAAAACATCTGGCCGAGCTGGCTGAGCTCCTCATCAGACGCCTCGGGGCGGCGCTGCTGATACCACTCCAAGAGCTGGCGCACGGTGTCGGCCTGGCGGATGAGCAGGCTGCGGAGCCGGCGCTGCTGGAGCCAGCGTGAGATGGCGGTCAGGCTGACGCGGAAGCCGCGGCGCGCGAGCTCCTCACGGGTCTCGGCGAGTGTGTGGGTGGCGGCGTAGGCCTCGATCTCCTCCTGCTGTGGCTCTGGCAGGGTGGCCAGCCGGCTGTCAGCCCGTGGTTTGCGCGCGGGTCGGAGGGCCATGGCAGACTCAGGCGATGCCGTGCTCGGCGGCGTAGTCGCGGCCGGCGGCCGTGATGCGCCACGCGCGGAGCTCGGGGGAGATGATCTTCTCGGTCCTGGCCACGAGGCCCTTGTCCTCCAGATAGAGCAGCTCGGCCTCGAGTGCGTCGGCGCCGCATGGCATGCCATCGGCCGCCAGGAGCTGGCGGATGAGTGCGACGTTGTAGCCCCACCTGGTGGGATTGCGCGCCAGGTGACGGAGGATGGAGAGCCGTCTCTGTTCGCGCTCATCCGGAGATGGCGTGATGGCGGTCATGGGTCATCCGAGCGCGCCGGTGTTGCGGAGGATGGCGATGATCTCGGGCGGCAGGCGGTCAATGCGTTCGTGGACACGCCGGAGACCGTCCGACAGCTGGGCGTGGAGGCGCTCCTGGCCTGCCCGCAGCTCCTCGATGTCCGTGCGCAGCGCCGCAACGTCGCGGTCGTGTTGGTCACGTGTCACGCCGTCCTCCACGGCCCTGACGCGCAGGGGGTCCGGGATGATCTCGCGGCGCTCGACCCGGCCGGAGCGGACCAGCGTGACGAGTGCGACGCACAGGTTGGCCAGCACGCCAAGCGTGAGGATCACGTCCCAGGCGACGGATGGCGATGGGGTGGGGATCCCGGTCATTCGCGCAGCAGCTCCACCAGGCGGACCAGGTCGCTCAGGACGGTTGCCGAGTTGGTTTGGACCGTTGCCGCGCTGGCGAGGCCGAACGACTGGGTCTTGTCGGTCGTGGTCGCCGCGAGCTTCTGGAGCGTCGCGGAGCTCGCGAAGAACGCGCGGCCCTTGACAGTCGTGGTGATCTTGCGTTCCGGGCTCTCATCGATCTGGGTGCTCGAGATCATGGCGCATCCGGTCAGCATGATGCAGCCGGCCGACAGGAGCAGCAGGGGCGCGGTGGAGCGTGTGGTGCGGCTCAGACCCGCGCGGAGTGTGGCCAATCCGCCCAAGCCCAGGGCGGCCAGGATGCGCTCATCGTAAGCCCACCAGCCCGCCCAGCAGCCCACGATGTACAGGATGCCGATGGCGGCGATGCCGTAGGTCTTGCGACCCGCCAGCCATGCGCGCATGCGCTGGATGACGTCAGGTCCCATGGGCAAGAGGTTATCACCTCCGTCAGGGCCGCGCAGTGTACCGGGTACGCCTTGCGCGGTGGCGGCCGGGCGCCCCGGGGCCGGCGCGAAGGTCTAGCCGCGGATGCGCGTGCAGCGAGGCATGGGCTCGCCGCAGTGGCGGCATCGGATGGCGGCGGGATCGTTCGGCCCGCGGCAGAGCGGGCAAAATACCCGCGGTGGGAGTGCAGAGACGATGAGCAGCCCGAATGGCCCGAGCATGCCGAGTGCGAGGCCGGCGGCACCCCAACCCCGCCGGGCGCCAATGAACCAGCATAGCCACCAAGAGATGGCGCTGCTGACGGCCGCGACCGCCAGCTCATGGGTGGCGCACCATCGCAGCAGGGCATCCCATATCTGCTCCAGATCAGCGCTCATTGAGCTCATGGCCGGCTGTGGTGGATGGTGGTCTGGGCAGGCGGATCTGAATCACGCCGTCGCGTTCGATCCGGTCGAGGGCTTCCAGTATGCAAGCCCGAATGATGGCGTTCCGGCTCTGGCCGGATAGCCGTGCCAGTTCGTCGATGCGCCGGATGGTGATTTCATCCATGGCGACCGGTATCGGCCTTTTCCGGGTACGCCCTTTCATATTACGAAATGTATAACTGGGAAGTCGCCTCGCATGCAAAAAAATTGCGGAGGGGCTTGACAGTATACGAAATAGCACCATAATGATGCCAGAATGTATAAGCGCCCGGTGCCAGTAGCGCTGTCTGACGAAGAGATAAGCCGGCTCGACAGGCTGGCTGAAGAGCTGGGGCTGAGCAGGGCCAGCCTGATCCGACTGCTCTGCCGGATCGGCATCCGGCAGATCGTGCTCGCCATGCCGCAGCCTGAGGAACCCAAGGAGCCATGTTCGCAGCCACATTGCTGACGTTCTGCCTGTTGGTGCTCGCGTGCGCCCGCCGCTGCCGCAGGTGCGGCCGCTGGGATTGCGATTGTTGATGAATGACGCGGCGGGCCGGGGAGCCCGGCCGGCCCGCGATCACGCCACCCCCCGGGCCCGCCGGTGAGAGGCCGGCCGATGCACATGACAGAACAGGATGCAGACAGCCTCCTGGGCGAACTTGCGCGGCTGGAGGCACAGATCACGGAGCTCGAGGGCCGCCGTGCGGCGGCTCTGGAGCGCATCCGGACGGCCTACGAGGCGAAACTGGAGCCGCTGCACGAAGCAGCGGCCGACATCACCGCCAAGCTGCGGAGGTGGGCCAAGCGGGCCGCGCCCGCCTGGGACGGCCGGTCCATCAGGCTACCCCACGGCGAACTGGGCTGGCGGTTGCATCCGCCAGCGGTCGAACCCCTGCGGGGGCACACATGGGAGGAGGTCGTCGACATTCTCCGCGATGCCGGAGAGTCACGATTCCTCAGGATCCGCTATGAGCCCAACAAGGAGGCCATGATAGATGCCGGCCAGGGCGGCGAGGACCTCTCGCCATACCTGGTCAGGCTCATCCAGAGGGAGAGTTTCTATGCCGCGCCCAAGCTCGACTGAGCATGCTCAGCCCACACAGGCCGCCCGCATCCTCGCGCGGCTCATGGAGTCACGAGGCCGGTGGGTCCCCATGCCCGAACTGGCCGCACTCAGTGGTGCCTATGCCGTCCATTCGCGGATCGCGGAGCTCCGCGACCGAGGCTACCAGATCGAGACAAAGGTGGTGCGATGTCATCGAGTCAAACACTCCTTTTACCGCCTCATCTAGAGGCGGCATCCTGGCGACCGGTCCTCATCCCCGTGGAGGTCGTCTCATGGGCATGGAGCGTCCGCGTACGCCAGATCCTCGATTGGATCATGGCCGGGCAGCTTCAGGCCTGGGACGTCCGCAGCGGCGGCCCCCGTGCTGAGTGGCGTCTCTGGACCGGGACGTTGCTGGGTGCCAAACCGAAGTCAACAGATGAGATCGTGGGTTTTCATCTGCTCGACTGGCTGAAGATCCAGACCGTGGAGCAAATCCTCTGGGTGGGGCGGCCCCACGTCCATCGCCTTGTCGCGGCCGGAGAGCTCGATGCCGAGCGCGACCCGCTCCGTATCCGCAGGGACTCACTGGTCGCGTTCCTCAGGTCGAGGGCCTCCGTATGACGCCAGCCCAAAGGACACGCCTTTACTGGCCGATCTGGCGCCGCGCACGCGCCGTCGGCTGGCTGCCCGACGGCGCGCCACGCCCTGACTGTGCATCCGACGCCCGTGACCTGGTCGAGCAGGCCGCGCGTCTCATCGCGGTCAAGCCGTCATACGCCGGTGCGGACCGTGAGTGTATCCTCCGCCACGCGGCCAACGCGGTGGCCATGGCGCGGCGCTGGTCCTACCAGGGCCGCGCGCTGCCACCCATGCCCGACTACAGCAGCCGGCGCATGGGCACGCTGGATCTGATGCTCTTCTGTGCGCTCTGCCACTGCATCGCTGACCCCACATGGCTCGGCACGGACACCAGGCCGGGGCTTCGCCATTGGCAGGACCCGGGCTTGCTGGAGCGCCAGATCTACGAGTCGGCGCTCCGGAGGCGTTTCGTTGGCTCTTACATCGCTGCTCTGAGCAGGGACATCTATGGCACACGGGACATCCGGCTACTCACAATCGAGCAGCTCCGCAACCTCTACCGTCTCCTCACTGAGCGACCACACGCGCGGCCCAACGCCGCCGTCGCTCACTGAGGCGGAGAGACTGGCTGTATTTGAGGCCCGCCGGGCGCAGGTCGAGGCCCTGCGCGCCGAAGGTCTCAGCCTCCGCCAGATCGCTGCACGGACTGGCCTTAGCCGCTCGAGTGTGCATAGGCTATTAGCCGGCCATGGCGCCGCCAAATCGCCGCGGCGCCGCGGCCGACCGCCCGCCGCACGCCTCCCCGACGAGGAGGTGGCCGAGATCGTCCGCCGGTGGGCGGCCACCCAAGAGTCTGCAGATGGCGGGAGTCTCCGTGTCGCCGTGCTCGATGCCTGGGAGGCGGGCGCCATCCAGTCGCCCGCCGCCAGGCTGCTCCTCGACCGTATCCAGACACGCCGGCCCATCCCGCCTGCACTGCGCAACCAGCTCCGCGTCGCCGCGCCCGTATTCATCACTGCACGCGACCGCAGCCTCGCCAGGCTCGAGCTCACTCACACGCCCGGGTCCCTGCCCTGGTTGGGCGGCGATGGCGATGGGCCCATTGTGCCCGGCCAGGTGTGGACGATAGACGACGGGACGATCAACGCCTACGCCTGGGCGCAGAGCCTGCGGCCGGATGGCCGGCCCTACGTCGGACGCTGGCAATTGCTGATCTGCGTGGACCAACGCTCATACTACATCCTGGCCTGGGGCCTCACGGCACGCCCGCGCGGCACCTACAGGGCGGAGGACCTCATGAGCGTGATCGGCGCGGGCTTCCACTCTCACGGCCTGCCGCGCACGCTCCTACTCGAGGGTGGTATCAGCGCCGCGCGCAATATCAGCGAGGGCGCGCGCAGGCTCGGTATACGCATCCATCGCGCCAGCGGCCCGCACCAGAAGGTGGCCGAGATCGTCTTCGACTCACTCTGGAGCGACCTGTCCTCGCTTCCCGGCCACGTCGGGCGTGACCGCGGCCAGTACCCGGCCGTCGACGCACTCTACCAGCGCTGCCTCACCGGCAACGCCGATCCGCGTGAACACTTCGCCCATGTCGGCCAGCTGGCCGGCGCGATCGAACGGGCAGTGGCCCGATGGAACAGCCACGTCGTAAGCAGCCGCTACGGCCAATGGATACCCGCGGACGTCTGGCGCGGCGCCAGGCTCCGCCAGCCACCGGCTCTCTGGCAGGCGCTCTGGGCGCCCCGCATCGCGGAGCTCACCGTCCGCGGGCTCATGCTCCGCACCACCACCCAGGCAGCAGACGGATGGCCATGCACATACACCTACATCGGCGAATGCCTCGCCGAGTGGCAGGGCGCCCGCGTGCGACTCCACCACGACCCGCGCAGCGACGCTCCAGCCATCGTCACGCTGGCCCGCCCGTCACTCGGCCGGCCGGCCGGCCACGTCATCGGCCGGGTCGAGCTCGTCGACCGCGCAACCCGCTGGGCTCTGGCCGCTCTTGGCTACGTGCCGTCGGTCGAGGACGACCGCGGCGGCCGTGTCGCCCAAGCACAGGCCTGGCTCTACCGCCAGGTCCGCGCTGTCACGCAGCACCAGACTCGTGAGGCGCAGGCTGGCGATACGCGCGCCGGCGTCCGCCGCGCCGCGGATGAGGCAATCGGACCCATACCCATGTCCGAGGCTTTCAGACCTGTCACACTCAGACCTGTCACACCGACCGAACACCAAGATACGGACCCGAGGTTGGAAGAATTCGAACCATGAAATGGACACAGCACGAACCATGAAATGGACACCGCAGCAAATCGAGGAGGCGCGCGCCATCGTCGCGCGCCTGGCACATATCCAGACCTCCAGCGGCTGGAGCGATGGCCGCATGGTCGAGACATACCCCGACCTCGGCAGCCAGCGCTCCTGGGCACGCTGGAAGGCCGGCGACTGGAGCCGCTCCAACCCGCTCCGCACTCTCATGCGCCTACGCCGGATCGCCGCCCAGGTGGATGGTGGCACACCGCCGGAAGACGTGCTGGAGCTCCCATTCTTGCGGGAGCTGCGCAAGCGAGTGGCCCTGCTCGAGCGCACCACCACTGACCGCCGGGTGCTGGTGGTCCTCGCACCCAATGGCACCGGCAAGACTACGGCCGCGCGCAAACTCGTGGACGAGCGGCGGGAGGGCCGCAGATATTGCCGGCTTCGGCCGGGCTGGCGGAACAAGGAGATGCATATCGCCCGGGGGCTCCTCCGCGCACTCGGCGCATCCGACGACGTCGCCCACGCCGCCGACGCCGAGGACAGGCTGGTGGACATACTCTCGTCCACCCCCACTACTGTCCTGCTCGATCAGGCCCACGAGGGCGGCGCGGCTCTCATGCACCTGGTGCGTTGCCTCGTAGATGAGACGCCCAGCCGATTCGTGTACATGGGGTATGAGACCGCATGGGCCCGCGTCCACAGCAGCACCGCCGACGCCATGGTCGAGGCCAGGGCATTCGTCGGCCGCTGCATGAAGCCACTCTGGCTGGCCTACCGTCAGGGCACCTTGCCACAGGACGTCCGCGATTACCTGGTCCACGCTGGTTGGGATCCCGACACCGCCGCGGCCACCGCACGTGGCATCGCGCCCGTCCTTCAGAGGGCGGGCAACCTCAGGCTGCTCGCAGACGCGCTCGATTACGCGCGCGCGGCGGCCGACCAGGACGACGTGACGCCAGAGCAGCTCCGCGCAGCATGCGTCACACTCAGCGGCATCGAGCCGGGGCAACTACACTGCACGACAGACGATGAGTGATCTGCTCACATGGGTGCAGATGATGCACTCGCTCTACCAGGAGCTCACGGGCTTGCGGGTCACACTCGACCCATCACGCGAATGGGCCTGGTATGAATGGCACAGGCGCGGCCTCGGGCCGGACGACCTGCGCGCACTGGTAGCCTGGCGCAAGTCACGTATCCGCACAGGTGACTTGCCGCCAACATCGCTCGCCTTCCGCAACCTCGTCGGCCACGCCGACTACGCGGAGGAAGACATCGCCATCCTCCGGTCGCGCGAATCGGCTCGCCGCGCGGCCGGCAGCAGGATCACCCGCGAGCCAGACCCCAGAGACCACACAGACCCGGACGCCCGGCGCCGATGGGCTGAGGCGCTCCGGAAACTGCGAACCGAACTATGAAACCCATCACCCCCGAAGAAGCCAAACGGCTCGTGCAAATCGGCATCCAGCGCGGCTGGATCCGTCCTCCCAGCCATACACCGACAGTGTCCGAGCTGCTCGCGCGCGCAGACGCCATGTGGCAGCGCATCAGCTATCTGAGGGAGCGTCACCCCATGCGTTGCCTCACGACCGAACTCGACCGCGAGCATCTGGCGCCCATGGGCTTGGTGCAGATCGCGGGCCCCATGGGAGAGAGCGCGGAATGAAAATCGGAGAAAGCGAACTGCAAGCGGAGGTCCTCCAATGCACTCACTGATCCCATACTGGCGGGCCGTCGCACGGCCCGGTATGAGCCTGGACGCCGCGCGGCGCGCCGCGCGCGCCGATAGACTCGAGGCCGTCCTCCGACCGGAGGCGGCCGCGCGCTGGCGCACCACCCGCGTCAGCATGGTCACGCCGCAATACGTCGAGATGGTACTCACCGCCGCCCTCAGCGGCGACATTCTGCGGCAGTGGGAGCTCTTTGATCTCATGGAGGATACATGGCCCAGACTGGCAAAGTCCCTGCAGGAATTGCGCCGCGCCGTCGTCGCCATGCAATGGCCTGTGATGCCATGGGTCGAGGAGGGTTCCGAGGTTACCGAGGATGCGGCCGAACGGGCCAGACTCGTATCCCACGCCCTCTGGACAATGCGCCCGGATCACGATGAACTCGATTTCCGAGGCGTCATGTCCATGCTGCTGGACGCCTGGGCCAAGGGCATCTCCATCGTCGAGCTGCAATGGGAGGCGCGTGAGGGGCCGGGCGGCACAGAGATACTCGCCCCACGCGCAGGACGCTGGGTCCACCCGGCCGAGTATACCATGCAGCAGGGCCGCCTCTACCTGATGCGCGAGGACGGCACCCTGGAGGATCCCGACCCAGACCGATACATCATCGCCATCGCACAAGCCCGGGCCCAGTGGTGGCCGGCTGCCGCCCTCCTCAGGCCGCTCGCCTGGTGGTGGGCGGCAGCGAATTTCGCTGCCGACTGGCTACTGAACTACGCCCAGCTCTTCGGCGTGCCGCTGCGCTGGGCGACGTATGCGCGAGGAGCCGACGAGCAGGTCATCGCCCAAATCGGCGACATGCTCGCCAACATGGGCGCGGCCGGATGGGCGGCATTCCCTGAGGGCACCCAGCTCCAGCTGCTCGAGGGCCAGAAGACCGCAGGCACGAGCCCGCAGGAAGCCATCCTGGAGCGGGCGGACCGCTACTGCGACCTACTGCTGCTCGGGCAGACTCTGACCACAGACGCCGGCGACCGAGGCACCCAGGCGCTCGGCACCGTCCATGAGCGTGTCCGCGGCGACATCCTCTCGGCTGCCGCAGATTGGCTCGCCGGCACGCTCCAGCAGCTCGTCCGCAGTATCGTCCGGCTCAACTACGGCGACGAGGAGATGCTCCCCGAGTTGCGCCCGGAGCCGGTGCGCGTCACCGATAAGGCAGCCGAGACCGATCGCATCCTCCGGGTCGTCCAGGGCGGCATACCGGTCCCGCGCGCGTGGGCCTATGAGCAGATGGGCATCCCCATGCCGGGCCCGGACGACGAGGTTATCGAGCCGCCCTCACCCGTGCCGTTCGGCCTCCCGGCCGCCCGCGCTGTAGAGGCGCGGCGCATCGAAGCCGACCCGGATGAGTATGCACGCCGCAAGGCCGCCCTGCTGGCCCGCTACTACCAGCAGGCCATGCGGCCCTTCATCGAGATCGTGTCCAGGTCCCGCGACCCACGACAATGCCTCCGGGAGCTCGAGGCCTATTATCCATCCTGGTCGCCACAGCGTCTGGCCGAGGCAATCGATGAGGCCCTCGAAATCATCTCCGCTCATGCCGCGCAATGAGCAACAGCCCACGCATTTCATTCGGCGCGCCACATGAGGAGGCCGCGGCCATCATACGCAGCAAGCCGGCCATCGTCCGCGACCTCTGGGACCAGCTCGCGGCCGAGCTCCGCATCCGCGCCTTCACCATCACCGGCATCGAGGCCGTGCAGGTCATCGAGCGCGTCCGCGACAAAATCGCGCAGGTCCCGGAGGGCGCGGACTGGGAGGAGACGCGCCGATCCATCGCCGACGACCTCGAGCAGTCGCTGGGCTCGCGCGATGCTGCAGAGCGCCGCGCTGAGTTGCTCCTCCGGACTCATGCATACCAGGCCACACAGGCCGCAGCCTGGCGCCAATGGATGGCCGATGACACCGTCACCCATTTCCAATACATCGCAACTCGCGACGACCGCGTCCGCCCCAGTCATCTCGCACTCCATGGCATAGTCCTGCCCAAGGACGACCCGTTCTGGGAGGACCACATGCCGCCATGGGAATGGGGCTGCCGATGCCAGGCCAGACCGCTCACGCGCGGCATGGTCGAGCGCATCCGACGTGCAGACGCCACCCTGCCGCCCGAGGACAGGCGTGTCCTGGATGGGCCCGCGCTACAGAGGCTCCGCCAGGGCCAGTTGGTCCGGGGCGGTCGTGCCTATGACGTCACCGCGCCGCGCCACCGCATGACGACCGGCGCACCGTACTGGTTCCGACCGGACCTCCTCCTGCTCGAGTACTCAGAACTGCGCCGGATGATGGATCCGGCCGACCTGGTCAGGTGGGAGCAATGGGCGAGATCGGTGACGATGCCAGGCGGCGGCACGCTGCTCAATGCCATCGCACGCCCGCGCTCGCTCGACCCGGCCTCGCTCCCGGACATCCCACCGGAGACGCGCGCACTGCTGAGGGCCATCGAGAGCTACCTGGGCTCCGGCATGCGCGACCATGTCAGATCCGCGATCGAGGACCTGCCAGCGCGGACAGCGCAGCTCACTGCACAGACATTGCTCTACTATGCCCCACCAGGCCGTAGCGCAGCCTATTACTTCGGCAGCAAGACGATCCACGTGGCCAGGACTCCCACAGCATGGTCCGGCCATCGCAACACCATACTCCACGAATGGGGCCATGCCCTGGCAGACCAGAGCGGACTGATCACATTCAGCGGCGGCCGCGCGACCATTGATCCGCGGCTGCAGGCCGCCATCCAGGCAGACACTGCGGGTCTTCAATGGTCATCCACGCAGGATCTGGATGCATGGCTGCGGCGTGAGTACCCCGGCAGTGACATTGACGCCATCAAGCGCCGGGCGGCCTTCGCAGATACCGTTGGAGCGCTCACAAAAGGCAGAATAGGCTACGGGCACCGCCCCAGCTATTATGCCCGCCCGGGCTTCGCCGATCATGAGGTCATCGCTAACGCATTCTCGGCCGCGCTCGATGGGGATCCTGTGTTCTACCGCGCCTTCCAGCATGTGGTACAATTGGTGCAAAAGATCGCAGGGATATGACCTCACACGAACAAGCAGTAATGGCACTCCTCCGGTACAAGGAGCGGTGGCCCGACGCGCCAGACCCGATGCCCGAGATGTTCGACCTGCCCCAGGTGGGCCTCGAGCTCCTCAGCCGCGCGCTCGAGCGCGGGAGGCCGCTCACTGAGTCCGAGATCATCGCCGCCTTTCCTGGAGCCTGGCGCCCTGACTCCGACGCGCTGTTGTGATCCACATCAGGGCATACGTCACGCAGGTCGAGCAGGCGCTGCGTCGCGCCATCCAGCGCACGGGCAGGCCCGAGTCCATCCTGCGCGCGGCTGGCGACGTCATCTACAGCCTGACCATCGGCGCGTGGGATACATCCATCGGCCAGCGCCCGGCCGCTTGGCCGCCCAGACGCGACGGTACCCCGGCCACCCTCTATCGCACTGGCGCACTCCGCCACTCCATACGCCTCGCGGTCACCAGCCGCAGCGCCTGGATCACCACCGACCGCCGCTACGCAGCCATCCACCAGTTCGGCGGCACGACCCGCGCCCATGTCATCACGCCACGTCGCGCTCGCGTCCTCCGCTGGATGGCCGGCGGCACTGCCCGCTTCGCCAGGCGCGTCCGGCATCCAGGCAGCCGCATCCCCGCCCGCCCGTACTTCCCACTCACCCCGGACGGCCGCCTCACGCCGTACGCCATGGACCTGGTCCTGGAGGCCATCCGCGATGCCACCCGCATCTGATGGCTCACCGCCGGCCGGCCGGCCATCACCCGGACTAATCATCAGCCCATGTGCGGCCGCCCAGCTGGCCACCCGCACGCCTAGAGCTCTGCGACCGCCCGCATCATCTGGCACGCGCCCTGCTTAGCTCGGTGTCCCAGAATTTTTGCACACTGTCCCAGAATTTTTTCCGGATCAAAAATTCTGGGACACCCCTAACCATCTGGCGCGCAATCGCTTCACACCGATGTCCACCCTGTCCCACGATTTTCGCACTCGTCCCGGTCAGACCGACGCGATCGCCGGGTCGCGCGAATGCAACGGCGCGCGGACAATCCGTGCTCCCCGGAGACCTTCGGGTCTCACCGGCCCGCCGGCACCGGCGCAGGGTTTTGGCGCGGATCCCAGCCGTCCGCACCCTGCAAAACACGCTCCGGCGTGAACGATGCCGCTTCACTCTCGGTCAGTTGCCTGGCCCACGGCACCCGTGCCGCCGGCTCCGCACCAGGTCCGTGGCTTCCGTACTCCGCGTACCGCACCGTCTTTTCGCGGGCCGGATCGCCCCAGTTGTGCCAGCCCTCGGGCCGCACCACCTCGCTCATGAAGGT